CTCGCCTTGCACGCCTCTATCGTCGCCTCGCCGTAAGCCGCCGTGAGCTCCGTCCGCGCAAGCCGTAGCGCGTTGTAGTCGAGGTTGATTGGAACCCTCGCCCCCATGCGCTTCATCATGCCGGGGAAATGTGCGCTCGTAACCGCCGCGCCCTTGTTGACATACGTCTCCAAGGCTCGCGCCACCTTCACCGCGTCCTCGCCGACGCCAGCCGTAACGATGTCGCGCATGGTGTCCCGCGTGCTCTTTGTTGTGTTCCAGATGCGGTCGGACAGGTGCAGCCCGTCCTTATACGTCCTCGCGTATGCTGCCGCTACGGCTCGCTGCCGGGCGAACTCGAAAGCGCGTATCATGGGCTCTGTCGCGAATCCTGCCTCGCGCAACACGTCGAGCGTAATGTCCTTCGTGAAGCTGATGCCCTCTGTCGCGCCGGTGCTGATCGCGTTTTCCAGCGCGTCTGTCAGCCCTCGGAATAGCGTCTGTTGGTCGAAGTCGTCGTTTATGGCAACGAGCAACGCCTCCGTGCTCCGTGCGCCGCCCTGCTTGAACTGTGAGAGGATGCGCAAGATCGCGTCGTTATACAGCTTCGTTATCTGCCTGTCCGACTTCGCAAGGGCTCGAAGAAACCTCCGCCGCGCCTCTAGCGCGTATCGCTGGTACGGGCCTGCCGTCGCCTTGATTTCGTCGAGCTCCCTACTCATTTACGCCTTGCCTCCTTCGTCGCCGCTGCCGTTCTTCAATTCGTTGTCGATTTCTGCCGCCTGCCTGTCCTGCGTGTACGCTTCTTCGATGGGCTGATTCATCATGCGGCTTTCCTCGATTTTCTCGCGCTCGCCCGGCTGTCCGTCCTTGCCCTCCCACTCGCTCATGGTGTCGATGTATCGGGAGAGGTAGTCAACCGCGCTCTGCGACGAAATGAGATTGCTGCCGAGCGCCATAGTCAGCGCGTTCGTTATGCTCGCGAGCGTTTGCGCGTCCGCTTGTTCGTCCTTGTCCATGACAGCATCCCAAACGACGTCCGAGGCGAAACTTGTGAACCGCTCGCCGGTCGTCGCCGACAGCATAGCCAATGCCATGCGGGCGAACATCTGCCACGAGCTGGCGACTTGCTCGCGCTTGCGGTCGATGCGCCTGCAAAGAATCGGGGTTTGCTCCTTCGTGCTCGCCTGCGAGCTTGCGATGTGTACGCCAAATGCGAACTCTGGAACTTCGGACGTGTCAACAATGCAATAAAAGATAAACTGAAGGAGCGTAGACGTGTCGCCAATGGCTGACGCGCACTCAACGAATTTCGCGTCCTCATCGTTTCGGAGCAGGAAAAGGTCTTTCCCGTTCATGTCGATAGTCGTCTGCCGTCCGCTCTGCAAATCCTTCATCGCTTGCGGGAAATTGTTCTGCAAGAAGGTCTTGACGTCCGCGAGCTTGAAGGAGATTTTCGGTGTCGAGTGCATCTTGCTGCCGGAAATCGCGTGAATCATGACATCGTTGTACGCCTTGAGAAAAGGCTCGATAGGCTCTAGCTCCGAGTAGCCGTGGAGCTCCGTTTCGTCAGGCTCGTTCTTAAAATGAACAATCGGGATAAACCCCCAAGGATTTGCTTCCTGCGTGCTCTCCACGCCCTCTGGAGCTCTTCCTTCTACGGTCGTCGTGACCTCCGTCTTTGTGATGCGCTGCCGGTAGCTGTACTCCTGAAGATCGCCGTTTTCGTCTACCCACTTGTTCTTCGTGAGAATCGTAACCGCCGTGTACTCATGCGTAACGGGGTCGTATTCGAGCCCGCCGGTCGGGATTTGCTCTGGTGGGACAATCACGCAGCCGAGTCTCGTCTGCGTCCTGTTTTCCGGGTAAAGCGTAGTGTCGGCCGGCAGGTTGACGAGCCGCAGAAAAACCTCTCCGTCAATCAAATTCTTTTGGTGGACGCGCTGCATGGTGGACGTGAGCCCTTCGCAGAACGTGTCGAGCGCGTCTTGCGCCTGTTCGTCCTCGCAGGTGAAAGAAGGTGTTCCCATGAACCCCGCGAGCGTGTTGATGACCGGCTTTGCGAATCCCGCGCCGAGCTTGTAGTTGTCGTCCCTGTTGTAGTACAGGTCGCGTGCTCGCCTGTAGTCTACGTGTCCCTCGATGTTGAGCGAGTACGGTGCGGAATACATATTCCGCACGTTGAAGAACCAGTTGGACATTCGCAACCGGCTCATTTCGCCTTGCGCTCGCCTCGCCCATCGTGAAATGAAATTAGCCATAGAACCTCGCGCCCCCTAAAAGCTGTGCCAATGCTGTGTCTGTGTTGCCGCCGTTCGAGAACGCGAGTACGAGCGCGTCCGCCCGGTCTGGGGAACGGTGGATGCGCTTCTTGTACACGCGCTTTTCTTCGAGAATAATCTGGTCACGGCTGTTGAGCAGGTATTTCCGGGTGGAAAGCTGCGCTGCTAGTTCGTCGTCTTGCGGAAGGGAAATGTCTCCGTCAACGAGCCGCTGCTTTAGCCCGCACCATTGCTCCGTCGCCCAATTCGCGTAATGCTCCTTGTCTCGCGGTGCGCCTCCGTTGTGGCAGGCCCGCACGTCGATGTTGAGCCCTTCCTCGGAAATAACCTCGCGTAGCCTGTCTGTCACGCCGCCGCCGACGCCGTCGTCGTCGATGTGGATAGTCGCCGCCGGTTTTGCGTGCTCGCGCATGATGCCCTTCGTAACGGAAAGAATCTTGCCGCAGGTCGTCATGGTGTCCTGTTTCGTGTAGTGGAACAGGCCGAGAACCTTTGCGCCGATGCGCGGCACGATGATTGTTTCGTCGTCGCCGAATCGTGCGATATCCGCGCCGACGTCGAGCATGGTGTCGCTGTCGGCCTCCGTCTCTGCGTCCCGCATCATCGCTGCTTCGACAAGTTCGAGCGGAATGAGGCCATCCGGCTCTGCTTTCGGGAACTCGCCGAGTACGCGCACGCGGACGACGTCGCTGTCCTCTCCGTACTGCTTGATGAGCCGTTGACTGTATTCGTCCGCTACGCGCTCTGCCTCGAAGCATGAAACCTTTTTCGTCCAGTATATTTCCCTGTCCTCGAAGAAAGATCGCTTGAATACGCCGCTATTCTTTGTGGGGTTGCCGCAAAGAATGAGTTTCGCGTCCTTCGTCGTCAACGCGCCCTCGATGGTTTGAAATATGCTGTCGTCGATGCCGCTTGCTTCGTCGCAGATGAATAGCAGATGTTCCTCATGGAAGCCTGCCATGTTTTCTGGCTTGCTCGCCGTGCGGGCGGTCGCGAACCACCTTTCAGGCATCGCCCTCATGGTGATTTTCGTTTTCTGCCACTCGAAAAGGCTGTCTAGCAAAACAGATCGCTTCAGCCACTTCGATATTTCAGGCCAAAGGATATCGAATAACTGCTGCTGCGTCGGGGCCGTGCACGGGATTTTCGGGTATGGCCTCGTGAACAAGAACCAGCAGACGCACCACGCCTCGAAAGCTGTCTTTCCTACGCCGTGCCCAGAACGAATCGAAATGCGGGGCGAGCTTCCAACCGCCCGCAACGCTTCTTCCTGCCACTTGTCGGGGCTCGCCTTTAGGACGTTCGAGACGAATGCGACCGGGTCTTTGATATATCTCCGCATCTGCCGCGCCAATTCTTCAAGATTCTCCATCCGTCTCGCCTCCTTCCCATGCTTTTTCCAAGATCGCCGCGAGCATGTGCGCCGTGTCGGCCTGCTGTCCTTCTTGCGCCCGTCCGCTTTCGCTGCCTCGCGTCTCCTTTTCGAGCTCCACGCCGTATCGCAAGAAGTCCCGAATATCTGCCGGGCGAAGTTCCTCCGGTTCCATGCCCTCTAAGGCTTTGAGGGCTTTTGCCTGAACCGCCGTGCTGATTTTCATGTGCCGTTTGAGCATGGCGACGTGCTCTTTTTGCAGTCGTTCTTGCTCTGCCCGGTCGTTTTCGCGGTCGAACGCTTCAACCCTCGTTTTCCAGTCCCAAGCCTTATACCATCTACGAATGATTGTATAACTTTTTTGTAACTTCCTCGAAACCGAAATAATCGTCCGCCCCGGCCCTGCGTTCTTGAATACCAAGAACGCCTCGTATGCTTTCTCTGATTCCCCCGGCTGCCGTTCCCAGAGGTAGAGTGAATCGGTGCGCTTCATCCTCCTTTCCCCCTCTGCTTTGTCTTGCGGCTCACTTCTTGCCGTTGTACTTGTAGATTACGTCGCCCTTTTCGTCCACGCCGCACGGCTTCAGAATCCCGCCGTACCCTCGCGCCGGTGAGGTCGCGCCCTTGATGTTGTTCCAGTTGTTCCGAAGGAACTCTGCCATCGTCATATCGTATTTGAGCGCGCGGGCTTTGTTGTTTCCGGTGTTGTATTCCTCTGCGCTCGCCCATCGGAAACCGTCGAAGTATTTGTAGATCGCCGGTGCTACGTCCGAAAATCTGACCTCGCCCTTCGTCCGCGCTATGATGATTGCCTGTCCGATGTTGCCCTTTTGGCTGACGTTCCATTCGGGCGGCACGCCACAGCAATTACAAGCGTCGTTGCACTCGCGGCAGAAAGCGTCGCTGACGTGGAAGCGGAGGCCGAGCCCGTGCGCGTAGTCTCGCATCTGGTGAATGATCGGGGCTTTGATTCCTCTGTTGAGTCGCTTGTAGCCATTCTGCTTGCTGTGCTTCATGTAGAAAGAGTGGAGGTCGAATCCGCAAACCTTGCTCATGGCTGCGTACCGCGCTTTCAGTTCGTCGTCGGCTCTGCTTTCCATACAGAAAAACTCCGTCGTAACGCTGTCCGCGCCCGCCTCTGCCGCCTTGCGAATGAGCTCTTTCCAGTCGGAAGATACCCCGATGACAAAAGGCCGAAGCCGCAACGTGACGTGAATCCCCTCTCGCG